GTGGTGGCATAGGTTCCATTTCCTGTTCAGGGGGCATCATTTCAGGCTGCTCACGCATTTCAGGCATTTGGTTCATCATGTCTTGCGATTCCATCGCCGCAGCAACTACGCCCATAGCAATATCTTGAATCTGTTGCTCAGTCATGCCAGCCTGCACCGCAGCGATCCGCTTGGTTTCGGCTTCGTACATCTTAACTTCAGCTTCAAAATCTTTGCGCTGCATATCCTGCATTTCAATCGACTTGCCAACGTTTTGAATCATCTGGTGCATCTGTTCCATCTCTTGGCCCATTGCTTGGATTTGCTGTTCCGCTGCCTGCAACTCTGGCGGCTTGTCGCCGTCTTCCATGAGCTTAGGATCGATGGTCTTGGCAAACCGCTTGGCCATCTCTTGGGCACCTGGCCAGTCCATGTTCTTCACAAACAGGTCACCGGCAACAGCCCACAAACTAGGATTGCCCTGCAACAGTTGGGCCATGGCTTCCAAGGCTTCTTGGCGCTTGGTCGCATAACCTGGGCCGGTGGCCACCACCACGTCGTACTTGCCGACGTTGGGGTTGTAAATTTTGTCAATAACGATGTCAGGGTTGTTCTGATCGGTAATTTTGCGAACTGCTTCAGGTTGGTCAGGGTTTAATTTGACCATATTGGTTTCGCCGTCTATACCGATGATGCGGGCCACGCGCTGGGTGTCGTACACCTTGGGGATTAAGTCCACCAACTGGCGCACGATGTGCCGTACACCACGGGCCAAGTTGTCACCGTAGTGGTAAGTGCCCACATCACCTTCGCGCTGGCGAGCCAAAATGGCTTTGCCGCTGCGCTCGTTGGACGACATGCCCAAAGATGCGTTGTATTGGCCAGTAGATGCTTTGATGTCTTCAGACGCGCCAGCTTTGGCCTGCAACAGACCGCTGGAAGCCATCGGTGGTTGCGCCCGTGCAGGCAACGGCAACACCGCGCCTTGGCCGTCGGTGACGTCTGGGTTGACTTCCAAATACGGCCAGTTGGTCGTGTTGGCTGTCTTCCACTGGTTTTCATAACCTTCAAACTGGCCACCGTAACCAATGAACGGCGCTTTCGGTGCAAGGGCCAGCATCTCTGCTTCTTGGCTTACCCAGTAGTTGTACATGCGCTGGGCATCCTTGGCGTTACGCACAAGGCCAGACACGTACAAGCGACCATCGACTTCAAATTCATTGCCAACGATGCGGACTACGGGGATGTATTTCCCCGCCCAATCGCGTTCTTCAAGAATTTCATAACCGTTAATCTTGCAGTATTTAATTTTGACACGATCAGATTCACGAGATTTTTTAGGTTTTCCATAGATTTCTTTCAGTTGTTTGTCCTCTAGGGTGCCGTCAAATGCGGTCACGTTCCCAGGGTACAGGTTAAGCGTTGCTCGGTCGTAGTCTACGTAGTAGTAATCAGCAATGCGGACGGTATCTTCCATGAGCCACTGGCTCAAATTCTGGTCGCCCACGCCTAGCGTTTGCAGAGTGGTGATGGGCGCAGAGTCTGGATACATCCGCGCGTATTCTTCTTTGGTGATGTCTTCAGTAACAAAGCACCACTTGGCATCCGCACCAGTCGGGTCTTGGATGGTTGGATCCATGTAGACGCTGAATGAGTTGCGTACACGGCCAATCTTGATGTCTTGGTCAAACGTGTTTTCGTCGCAGTATTCGGTCAGGATGCGGATGTAACCTTCGCCGTAGGAGACTTGGTTTTCACACGCTGTATCGTACGCGACGTCAGCATCGCTGATGTATTCGATGTGTCTGACCATGCCGTTGAAGATTTCGGCGACTTCGATGTCTGCGTGGTCGTCGGCTGGAATAACCTTGCCACTTGGGCGGTTCTGTCTTTGGTCATTGGTCACCTGCCTTACGTGCTGCGGCAATTTGTTGATCGTCAGACACGGCCTAGCGTTGATCGTCTGGCCTTGCACAGAACCACGGGTGGCCAACACGTCCGCAGGCCACTGCCAGCGGTTGTCAGGTGAGCCAGCGTAGAACTTTAAATCGTCAATCTCATCTTCACGGGATTCAGACAACGCGCCAATCGCCATGTTGAGGCGGTCGCGGGCGGTCGCCAGAATACCCGACTCAGTCTTCTTTTTACCGCCGTTGGCCACAGCACCGGCTGCGGCGATGCCTGTGTAATCTGCCATTATTTTTTCTTCGCGGTTTTAGCTGACTCTTTGAAATCTTTGGCCGTTGGCGCATTCTTGCTGCCAGGCTTGTTCATCTTCTCGCCAGAACCCGCTTTGATACGGGCCTGTTTTGCGTGGATGTTTGCGTAAAGTCCAGGTTTGGTAGCCATATCAACACTTCCATCTTTTAAGGGCTGCTTTGGCACGTTCGCCATCTTTGGCGTTGGCCGCTACAGCGCCCATTCTTGCACAAAATGAATCCTTGCGGCCTTGGTCTGCCTTGGTCTTAGGGTTCGGTGCTGGCGCTTTAAGGTTAGAACCCGTCGCCGCATTGTACTTCTCGCGCCCTTTGGCCGTCAAACCAGCGCCCTTGGACGTGGGCAGTTTCTCGCCTCGACCTACTGACAGAGATACGCCCTTTTTGGCCATATTATTTCCTTGTTATTGCGTTAAAAACGCGCAATCCAATAGGAAATGGCCCTTCTGGAGGTATTTCTTTAGCTTCCTGCAAAAATTTTAATTTAGGCGGCAGCATTTGCGATTTATTTGACGGGTCACCGCCGGTTAAATGACTCATGCTGGTAAGCATTGCTTTTTCAATTTCTTCGTCATACTCTGGATTTTTCATGGCAGACATCCATGATTGACGAGCAGTTGGCGCGTCGTATTTAGCGCCGCTGCCCTCCCACCCAGCAAAACCAATTCCGCCTGGCATACCAGACAAAAACGACATAATTTCTGCTTTACTATTTTTACTGAAATCTGGCATAACTACGCTCCCATCCATGATGCGTTGACTCCATTGCCTTGCGCGTTCACGCGGCGGCTTGGTTCAACATATTGTCGATGTGCTACAGGAAACGCAAATGTAACAGCAATTGCGTCGGCTGCGTCAGGAGACGCCAACCCACGCGACTTCATGTCTTTTTTGCTTTCCAAGAAGATCGTCCCTTTCGAGTCAGGCTTCATCATAGGCGAAATCAAGTCCGTTTTCAAGAACCTGTCGTTTGGAATCGCCGCCGTCTTCAGCCACTCCCTCATGTCGCCCCACATTTGCGCCCGCATGTTGCCGTACATGATCGGGTTCTTCGCCTTATTTCCGAAGTTCACGCCCTTGATCTTGTACCGCTGCTCCTTCAACCGATCCACGATGCCAGCACCCAAGCCACCTTCGTCGATCACTGTGAGCGTCGGTTTGAATTCCTCAATCGCTTCGATCACATGCCCCACCACCGTCATGGTGTCGTCGCCTCTGTGGCGCATGATCTTCACAATGTCCCGCCCCTGCCGCACGGCGATGACCGTCGCGTCCGCTCCAAACCGTGCGGGGTCTACACCGATCACGATTGGCGCTGACTGATCCTGATACTTATTACGTTTCATTGCGTCGTCCACGATGTCAGCCCCGATGAACTGGTCATCGCCCGCGTTGGGGAACTGACCGTACACCTCGACGTGCGCCTGCGCCGAGTCTGGCCCATATTCCGCGATGATCCGCTCGTAGACCTGCTTGTCGGTGCCCTCGACCGTGCGGGCGTCCACCACTTTCGTGCGCCAGAACTCTCTTTTGCTGTTAAACGCCTCGTAAAAGTACCCCGTATTGCGACGCGGGTTGCTGAACGCCAGCCAGAAGCGATTTGGCGTGTTTTCTGTGAAAAAACCACCCGTCACCGCCCAAATTGAGTCGTCAATACCACTGGCCTCGTCAAAAATCACCAAAACACCGTCGAAATTGTGCACACCAGCGTACGCGTCGGGGTTTTCCGCTGACCACAGCCTGCCTTCAACGCCCCAATATCTGGTGCCCTTCTTCAAATCCCGCTCCACCAACTCGGTCAGCCACTTGGCGGGCATTACCCGGGTGGCCGACACCTCAAACCAGTGGCTGTTGATGGCCATGGCCAGCCACTTGGTGATCTCGGCCCATGTGATTGAGCGTAGCTGGGATTCACTGTTGGCCGACACGATGGTCGTGGAGCCAATCCGCGTGGAGATCATCCAGATGACAAGCCATGACACTAAGGCCGACTTGCCAATACCACGGCCAGACGATATTGCCTCTTGCAGTACGTCAAAGTCCAGCTTGCCTTGGTTGAGTCGGATGTGTTCGGCGATGTCCAACAGCACCTCGCGCTGCCATTTGCGTGGGCCAGCGAAGTTTTCCAGTGGTGTACCTTTAACTTGCCATGGAAACGCAAACATCACAAACGCCAGCGGGTTGTCCTTGATCTGGGGCGACCATAGCCGCGCCATCAATTCTGTTTCGTCTTCAGCGCTGTATATGGTGTTCTGCATTTACCTTGTGTTCCAGTGTTGGACTTGGTTCGTTGGCGATTACATCAATAACCCGTGACTCCGCTTGGCGCAACGCGCCGATGATGCTGATGCGCTGATCGACATCAATGCTGATGGACTGCTTGGCCACCCAGCCGTGTGAGTGCTGGAGGATCGCCAGCGCCGCTTTGGCGTCGCCTTCCTTGGCTGCCTTGTGCAGGCAGGTGGACATCTCCAGTTCACCGTCGGCCTTGCCCTTAAGCGCCGCCATGTCTGCGATGGGGTCAAGCTCACACAGTTGCCGGTATTCTGTTGGCAACATGCCGGAGGCCAGCGCCAATGCGTCGCCTTTGAGGCCGAGCTTGGCGGCTTCGTAGATTTTGTTTAACCGCGCTTCGGTCGCAACGATCTTGCGCGGCTCAAATGGAAGGCTGTGGAACGTCATGTGCGCGAGTGTAAATCATGTGGGTCATGTGGGCAATTTTAAAAAATAAAAAAATTGTTCGTGAAACCTCCGTCACCGTATGGCCCAGGCCGTCGGCCCTACCCCCACCCCCTAAGTTAGTAAGCACTTACTTACAGCAGCTAAGTTAGTGAGCACTTACTTACAGCAGCTAAGTTAGTGTTTACTAACTTGTCAAATTTATATGTTAGTGCGTACTAACTTAAGCGAAGTGAGTGCTCACTAACTTAGCCTCGGGGTTGGTGTTAGTGGTCACTAACATGGCCATGTGGCCATATGTTAGTGGCCACTAACTTACGTGCGTGTGGACATTGTGGACAATGTGGACAACTATTTTGCGATTGACAGTCCGTCGCTAAACGTGCGTACCAATGAAACCACATTCCACCATATGAAATATGGTATTTTTTTTTTGACCTTTAAAAACCCATTGTCCACATTGTCCACAATGCCCATTCAATCAGGCCGTGCATGGTTTTCTTGTGGACATCACCCACTATCCACATTTTGGGCACATGTCCACAAATTAGGGAAAACACCTATAGATTTATGCAAGTGAATCCCTTACATTAATATCACTGGCCGCGATATTGCAGCCAGGCAATCAACTAAACGAAAGTAAGACCATGAACACACTAAACAAAAGCCAGCAGCGCGACATTGCGAAAATTATCGTTAACAGCGCCGCGCTGGGTGACGACTATTTGGCGCGTGGATTGTCCGCGCTGTACCGCAGCGCGTTAAAAACAAGCCAGCAAAATACAATTCTCGGCCTAGCCATAATTTACAAAGTCGCGTCAAACCCCGAATTTATCACCGGCCGCCGTTAATCAACCCAGCGCGGCCACACCGGCCGCGCGTCAATCAACTAAACGAAAGTAAGACATGACAAAAATTCTAGGATATATCGCATATGAGGGCCCGAGCGTTATCGACGGCGCGCCTATCGTTGTTATTGTGAATAAGATCAACGGCGATTCTAAAAACGATAAAACCGGCGCGATTGTGCAAACCTTTATTATCCGCTCCGATATCGCGCCCATGGCCGCGCTGCAAAGCGGCGAAGATGAATCAATATGCGGCGATTGTGAGCACCGGCCAGTACTGGCCAAAAAAACCGGCAAAGTACCTTGTTATGTACAAGTAGGCAAATCGGTGCAAAGTGTATTCCACGCATACAAGCGCGGCCGGTATGTCAAAGCCGATCCGGCCACAATTGCAAAAGCATTGCAAGGGAAAATCGTTCGCTTAGGTACTTACGGGGATCCATTCGCCGCGCCTGTAGGCATGTGGTTAAAAATTTTGCGTTATGCAGCCGGTCATCGCGGATATACCCATCAGTGGCAGCGCGCCGATTTTGACGCGGCCGCCTGGGCTCCGCTTGTTATGGCCAGCGCCGATTCAATCGATCAAGCGGCGCATGCTAATTTGCTCGGCATGCGCGTTTTTCGCGTGTCGATCGGCGTAGATAAACAAGCGGGCGAAGCGGTATGTCCAGCGAGCGCGGAGGGTAATCGCAAATCGACATGCGCGAAATGTACCCTTTGCGCGGGCACGTCGATTCAAGCGCGCGATGTAGTTATCGCCGATCATGCGGCCGGACATGCGCGCCGCGTGATAGCTATTGCCACTGCCTAATATTCGACTGTATGCGGCCACACTGGCCGCATGCGGGCGCATGTTGCGTCGATCAACTAATCGAAGGGTAAATTATGGATATCGTAGACAAAAACAATCTAGCCAGCGCGTACGCGGCCGCATGGCTGGCCGTTAAGAATCGGCCCGCGACCGTGACAGTCGATCCGCATGGATGGTTCACCGTTAATAAAGGGCTCGGCAGCCCCCAGCGCGTACGCGCCAGCGCGTTGATCAAAGGGCTGGCCGTGTTGACTTCGCGCATGGTCGAAGGGGTTGCACGATGATAAAAATTATGCTTGCAAAATACAAGGGTATCGATGCGAAAACCGGTGGCCCGATCCGGCCAGGCGATGAGATAGCCTATGACACGGACACGCGCCGCGCATGGATCACGGACGAAGACGAATACCGGCACGCGGAGCCCGAGCCCGAAGAGGTTTATTTAACCCGCGCACGGGGTGCATACGTGTCTCACCTATGGAACAACGGGGGCCGCGAATACTTTCAAAATAAAAAGGGCCGGTGCATCGACGCGCCATGCTGCGGGTGCTGCAATATATGAAAACAATATTTATTCTTAGGACCGGCCAGCGCGTGGCCGTTGATCGGTTTATGGCCGGACCGGCTTTGACGCGTGGCTATTGGTGGTGGCGGACCGGACACCGGACATGGTCCGAGGTGCCCGTATGACCTACTACAAAAGCAAAGCGGCCGCGCAAGCGCTGGCCGATGAATTGACCATGCAAGACCGCGACGCGTGGAGCTATGAGGTGCACGGGAGCCCGCGCGGGTTTTACGTGGTGGTTTTTGATGCTGACTTTCACTTTTTGGGGATCTTATGACTAAACGACAATTTTTTGACGCGCTGGGCTTTGCGTTTTTTATCGCACTGCCTTTTGTTTTATATTTTTGGGAGCTGACATGAAAACTATCACATTGGGGAAAACCCGTTACACCGTGCGCGACGGCCGCGACGACATTATGGCCGCGCATGCAAAGTGCACCGGCAAGCATAAGGTTGTAAAGTCTAAAGGGGCCGAAAAACGGTTCTACCCTTTGTACTGGGCCGAGACGTCAACGGCCGATTATGTGGCCGCATATGAAAAGTTGAATTCTAAAATTATGCCTTGGGACTGGCAGCCACTGCGGGCCGAGCCCTGCCTGCTACCCGTGGGCGAAGATAGCATGTGGGAGGTGGCCGAATGAACCCGATTTTTGCTCAGGCGCTGGCCCCTTGGACGCCGCCACCCACACCCACACCGACTGACCTTGTGACACGGGCGCTGATTATGGGGCTCACTGCGCCGGACGCCGCACGGGCGCAAGAATGCGCCGATCTGGCCGAGCACTGGGCGCAAGGGCTCACGGAGGCCGAGGTTGAAGCCTGCAAAGCGGAGGCGATGCAATATGAACCTAAGTGACTTTTGCGCGATACCGCGCACAATGGCCGAAATAGAAAATGAGGGGTTTACCCGACACCAAGTCTACGGCGCGGTCAAGCGCGGCGAGTTGGTCAACCAGAACCGCAAAGACGCATGGGGGCGCATTAGGCGCGGGGCGGGTTTGTTTACTGTTGCCGCCCCTGCCCCTACGTACGATGCCGCCGCGCTGGTGGATGTATGGCGGTGATATGCGCGGCCATCATTGCCGCTATACTTGCCGTGCTGCTGAATTTGTAGCAGTTGCCTAGAACTTAACAGGGCCCCATAATCGGGGCCCTTTTTTTATGTCGACGCCGTAGGCGGCGGCATTGCCTTATGCCTCTACCATGCGGCGAAGGTCTGACTTCGACATGTCCACCATGTCACGGACGCAAAAAACGTGCTTTTTGCTGTCATAGTCGCGCGACTTGATTCGGCCCATGTCCACCCATCCGGCCTCCTTAAGTGCATGTAAGAGCGCGGCCTGCACAATCTTGGTGCCTGCGGGAGCCTGGCCCTGCAAACGGTCGCAGATGGCATGGAACGGGCCACCGACCACGCCACGGGAGAACTCGCCAGCGCGGCGGCGCATAAGGTCAACCAAAAACGACTCGGCGGTGCTCATGCCGTGCTCGACCATAATGGCCTTGGCCTCAGTCATTGGGGGCGGCGCGGTCGGGTTCCACGCTGACACGTCACGGGTGTGCAAGTAGTTGGCGACGGCCTCAAAGCCGCCACGGTGCTGATACCAATTCCACAAGCTCACCGCCTGAGCCTCTGGCAGTTTAGATGCCTCGGCCCAGATCACGAACCACCGGCGGTCTTCGCTGGGAATACTGATCGCCACGCGCTCATTACTGAACGCGACCACGAAAACGCGGTTCAGGGCGTAGTAGGGGTGCAAACCCTTACGGTTGACCATCAGGTATTCAGGGGGCGCTGCAATAATGGGCTTTAGGTGGTTTTCCAATGCGCGGCGGTCTTTGGCCTCTGCTTGGCGTAGCTCGGCGATTTCCATCACTTCGCATTCCAACCCGTAGCCCCACTGGGATGTCAGGTCTTCGTTTTTGATGATGCTGCAATTGATCTTGGCGCGGCCACCAATGGCCCAAAAGAAGGGGGCGAAAAGGGTGTCTTTGCCCGACCCGTGATTGCCACCCATTAGGATGGCGTGGTTGATCTTGTGTGTGGGGAACTGCACTTTATGGGCCAAGGCGTTCAACAGGTGCTCACGCTCGAACTGCTCAGGAACCATGCGCTCGACGTGCGCCAGCCACGGGCTGACGTCACCGGCCACCGGCTGCGGGCGGGCATCGCGCCAACGGTTGCCGTAGACCATGCCGTCACGGGCGACCAAGACCGACTCACCGGCGGCGTAGGTGACACCGACCAAAGCCTTGGCTCCCTTGGCTTGGCGTAGCTCGTCAAACGACGTGGCGGCTTCAATCCGACGTTTCACATTGTGAACTGACTTGCAATCGATGTGCCGGAATAAGGCGTTGAATGTGTACCGACTGATCTCGCGGCGGTCTTGCATGTCGAAGAACGCGTCATCTACCTGTATGTACGCAAACCGGCCCCACCACTCGTTCTTCTCAATGCGGCCAAGCTCTTTACGCTCGACTTCGGCGATGACAGCGGCGGCGGCGTCGGGGTACTCAGGCGTAGGGGTCAGTTTGGACAATGCCGAGTCCATGGCCTGCGCGAGCAATTCCTCACGCAAGCCTGGGGTGTGCGCTGGGCCACCATTGTCGGTGACCCACTGCAAGAACATGCGCGAATCAAAGTCCACGCAGTGCGAATGCAGGCAACAATATGCGCGGTTGGCGGGCATGTACCGGCCTTCGGGGTTGCCGTCGGTGTGCTCTGCACCGTTGGGACAGATCACGCCTGCCCAGCCCTCGCCGTTGGGTTTGGACAGTAGCAGACCCTGCTCGGACAGCCACGCCATCACGTCATCAGCGCCGTCGTCGGACAAGCGGATCGGGCGCAAGGTGAGTGAGTCGGCCTCGACCGGCGTCACGCCAAGGGCATCACATATTTGTTGTAGGGTGAACTCACGGTCGGGGTGGAACTCGACCAAGCGCGACGCAAAATTGTTGCGGTCGGGCTTCAAGTTGACCGAGCCAGGCAGTCGGAAGTTGCGAACGGGGTTGCAGGCCCCAGGGTCGGTGTAGCCTGCGTCGGCAATGGCGCGGATCGCTGCGCTGAACTCAGCCTTAGTCGGTTGGTCAACGAAGGCGTAGCCCCACTGGAATGAACCCTCAGACGTTTCCATGATCCACGTCGGCTCAATCGGGGGCGTCTTGGATTTGGTGCCAATATCGTCCAGCATCATCACAAGGATGTACTCGCAATTGGCTGCGGACGCTGACACGCGGCCATCAACGAAACGGTCAACAATGAAGCTGGCGGTGTTGCCGTACCACGCTTGGCCAGCCTTGACGCCTTTGCTGGGTAGGTGCGCTGGCCATGTGCACTTGACTGCGCCGTCAGCATGTAGCTGGATCGCGCCGTCTTTCAGTTGTGGTTTTTGGTGCACAATAAGTGCTGTCTCGCCAGTTGGTGCGAGATTTGTGATAAAGTCCAGAAATTCCAAGTTATTGCTCCCGTTCAAGCCCGCCTGCCAGCGGGCTTTTTATTTGCCATATCGCGACATGATCGCCACCTCTGCGCCAAGGGGCAAGCCCTTAGCCCATTCGGGCGGCGTACACATCACACGTTCCAGTTGTTCGGCCATTTCCTCTGGCCGGTCGGTTTCTAACACTATCTCGTCATGCACATGCAACACCACGTCATCAAGCTGGCGCAGTGAATGGCGCAGCAGATCGTTGGCGGTGGCTTGGGTGATATTCTCACACGCCAACCCTTTCCAAAGCCTTGCGCGTGGCCATTCGGTCGCGTCTGCTGCCGGTTTCCAAGCGGCCTTGGCGTAGGTCACGCCATCGGCTTCCAGCTTGGCAAAAGGATAGCAAAGCACACGTCCAGAGGGCAAAGCATACCAAAGGTGCTGGCCGTCATATAGATAGGTAACCCGCCCCACGCTGAACTCATGGCCTTTATTTCGCATGGCGCGGGTGTAGGCTTCTTCTAGTTTTTGCCAATAAGGTACAGACCACGGATTTGCGCGACGCCAAGCATCCACCATACGTTTAGCGACAGACTCAGGCAAAGAAATGCCGTAAGCGCGCCCCATAGCAGCGAAGGCACCAATTCCGCCGGCAAAGCCACACGCCAACTCTTGCACTTTGCCGATCTGGCGCTGGTCGTTGGTAACTTCTGAAACTGTTGTGCCAAAGGTTGATGCCGCGTTAACTTTGTAAACATCTTCACCATCCTCAAATAATTTAAGTTTTGCATTGCCTGCGGGGCAGTTGGACAGCCACGGGGTGGCGCGGGCTTCGATGGACGACCAGTCGGCCACGACTAGGGACTTTCCCTTAGCCGGTATCAGTGCGGGCCTGAGCATTCCTTTGAGGACATCAGTAACGCGCTTTCCAAATTGTGGAACAATTGAATGGCCTCTGACCATTGCAGTTCTAACGTCTTCGGGCGATTTGGCGCACTGGCGAGCAAAATTGTGAACTTGGGCTCCGTAGCTTGAAGCTCGTCCAGTGGCAGACCCTCCAGCAAAGACAAAAGCGCCTCGGACTCGGTTGTCCTCGACGTCTGCGAGGCTTGCAAGGCGGCTGAACTTAGCAACCGAAGACGCCCATAGGTCGTCCGCGCATTGGATAACCTCGGCAACAGCGGGCGGTATCTCATCTGGGTTCTCCATCGCAAGCAGATTCGCTCGCACAGTTTTGTCAATTGAATATTTCTTCTCGCCGTCCTTAAAGGTTTCCATGAGCTTCAAAGCCTGTGGCCCTACGCGGTCGATCACCCACTGGCGCATCTTAGGTGACCGGACGCTGGTGATTGCGCCTTCGGTCACCTCGGCCACGATGTCTTGAATCTCGGCCAACTCATCGCTGGCAAACTTGATGGCGGCGTCGCACAGCGGCACGTCCACCAACACGCCACGGTCGTTGATGCGCTCGTTGACGTGGTAGTCGGCCAGTTCCTCTGCGGACAGCGGGCGCAGGGCTTTGCTGATTGAACGCATGGCCCGCACGTCTTGCTCGCAATAGTCAATCATCTCAGCCATGAGCGCAGGGTCTTCCCTGAACGTGCCGTCGGCCTGTGGGATTGACAGCAAGCGGATCAGTTGAGCGCCTCGGTGATCTTTACGCATGGACGCGCCAGCAAAGCGGCCAACGTCTTCTAGCTTGCCAGGCGCACAGTTGGCGCGGGCTTGTGTTGCAGTGCAGTAGAACTGCTCCAACTTGAAGTTGATCTGCAAGACGTACCAAAAGATCAGGCGTTCAAACGCCGCGTTATGGGCGTAAATCTGACCTGTGTACGCTTTTACTTTTTCAGGAAAGAGTTGGCTAGGCAACCATGTCTGCACGTCCTCGTCGTCAAACGCATACGACATGCACAGCACCTCAGTGCTGGGGTCTTGCGCGTAGTTGTAAACGCCCGCAACCATCAGGTTGCAGGCGCTACGGGTCTCAAAATCAACCCAAAGTGACATCAGGCAGACCGGCGACGACGACCTGTTGCGGGCGCTGGTGTGTCCTCAACCTTGGGGGCTTCGGGCTCACCGTCCATACTTACCCACTCAATCACCTCAAACACTGGTGTAAATATCTTACCATATGATTTATGGGCGTAGTGGTCTTTGCGAAGACGCACAATAGCCACCGGCTTGGTTTGATCTTTCTCGACCTGCTCGGCCAAAGCGACTGCAATGGCTTGAACCGCTTTCTTACCGCCCACTGACGTGGTGGTGTATCGCGCTTCCATTCCTTTGTCTTCACCGCTGATGCACTTCAGTGACAGGCCGACTTGTGTCTCCCAACCCTTCTTGGCCCCAGGCGGGGCTTCGTCGAGTTCGGGCAACGGCTGGCTGACACTGGCCATCTTCTCGGCCAACACCTCACCATCACCCCAAGCAATGAAGCCGTGGACAAAGGAGAAGGGGTTGATCGCCCACTTGCTGTCGTCTTCGACTTCGGTCTGATCGGCACCGAAGACCCAATGGCCAGTCTTATCCATTTTGAGGATAGCTGTACCGGCTGGGCCGACATCGGATTGGATCGCCCGCAGGGCAGATGACAGGGTGGATACTGCTGGCAAGCCAGCTTGAGAGAACGCTACTAGATTGGACATGATTTTCCTTTATTGGAGTTTAGAAAGGGCAGCGGTTAATTGCTTCCCGATTTGCAACACTGCTGGGCGCGGGTCATCCGCGCTTGCCAATGTTGTGCCTGAAGACACTGACACGACAAGATCGTCGGGCAATGTCATCTTGCGCTTTTTGAGTTCCTTCTCCGCTTGCGCTGGAGAAACCAACTCAGGTTCTTTGTATGGGTGGACATTTAAATAAATCAAAGCATTTTTAGCTTTTTCATCATCCACCCACTGACGTGTGCCACGCTTGGCCACCAGTTTATACCCAGGCACTGGTGCACCGCTGTCCAAGATTTGGTGCGCCAGCGCACGAAGGTCTTTGATCCAGTCTTCCAGAATATCAGCGTTAGCCAAGTACGAACCCAGCGTCTGCACGTCAATGGATTCAACCTGTGTCTTCAAGGCACGATCAACAGCGCCGGTCATCTGCGGGCAAACGGGCTTGGCCGCGCACCAACGGCAATGGTCACCGACTTTGAGTTCGGCGTTGGGTTGCTGCGCCAGCTTGACAGCCTTCACTAAGTCCTTCTCAAACTGAGCGATGCGAGCCGGTGTGGTCACCCAACGCTTGACCGCTGGCGGCTGCACGATCACCATTTCAATTTCTTCAACGTCTTTGAACGCCCACTTGGCTTCTTCGGTACGCATGGCCGCAGCGGCGTAAAACATCAGTTGCGGGTTCTCCTCTACCTCAACAGCCACGCCGTCACCGAATTTCCAATCCAGTACGACAGCACGGCTACCAATGCGCCCAATGAGGTCAGTGCTGCCAAAAACACCAGGCAACAGGTCACCAAAACCAACGCGAGTTTCAGCTTCAATTTCCATCTCCTTGTTGGGGTCGATCACGTCAAGCGCCGCCAAAGCAGGCACCAGCTTATTGTCGATCAAGTCCAGCGTCAGCACCTGATCGTTGTAGGTGGTGCCAAGGAATTCTTCGGGGTGTTTGTCTGACATCACCACTTCAGCGATGACGTTGTGCAACAGCGTACCCTCGTCGGCGTACTTGCTGCTGGGCTGGGGCGGCATCTTCTGCACCAAGGCTACAGAGCCTGGGCAGTTCATAACGCGCTTGGCGGTTGAGCCGCCGACTATCTTACTGTGATCCACTGAACTCTCCTGTAGTTAATTGAGACTGAACTATAGCACAGAAAATAAAACTGTGCTAAACTTTTTGACATGAAAGAAAAAATAGTTGAAAATCATTTCGTTTGGGCGGTCGAGCGTATTGGTGGCAAGACGTACAAGTTCACGTCACCAGGGCGCAAAGGT